CTGGATATTTTGTCTTGATTTTACGCTCAATACGAGAATCCTCAAGCACATTCATCACGGACATTGACAATTTCATATCATATGCCTTACGCATACCTTCAGCAGGCGTGTAAAGTGCATGTCCTACTTCGTGGCCGAGAAAAAGATCGTATTCGTTTGATGAAAGTTTCTCATCCAGAATAGGAATTGTCAAAATTCGTTGTTCAACATCAAAAGATGCTGTTCCGACTCTACGTTGTTCAATGTGGAGATTCTCGGTAGCCATCAGTTTGGCTAGAATTGACTTAGATTGAATTGTTTCCATGATTTGTATAGTGATTTTGCGACAAAAATGTGATTTACGTAGTGATTATACGACATTTTTGATGTTTTGTCAAGCGTAACATAGTGATTTTACGACAAAACTTCTTCCAAGAATAATACGCCGTCTTTTGCTGTCATTTTTAGTACGGTTCCTTCTTTCCATCCCTTGAGTTCACATAATTCAGGTGGTAAAGTGAGAATTCCGTCGCCGGATCCGTCTCCAGCATCTTCAATGTCAGCGGTCCAAGTTTGATTGTTTTCGTTCTGCATAATTTTCTAAATCCTTCTCAAAATTTGTCATTGCTACCCAACCAAAAATAGCATCATTAAGTAATTTCACATTTTCATTGATTGGTTTCCACTCATATGTATCAACCGGTTTAGTCTGTTCAGAATTTTGCATTTATTAGCGCCTCATGTTAGAAATATCTTTGGCCTGTTCATCTGTAAAAACAGGAACAGCGTTTGATTTGTGCATAGTTGCAATACCCTTCATCATTGTGCCGGTATAAACTTTTGGTTTATCTTTTGTGGGAATAGGAGAATTCGTAAGATCAGGATTCAATGATTTAATTTGTTTGGTTTGTCGGACATAAGTGTCACGATTAACCACTTCAACTTTCACTGAGCTGACTTTCTTAGTGCGGCTAAAATTGGTCTTTAAACCATTGATTTCTTTTAGCCATGCATCATATTGTTCCTTTTGTGCTTTAGGAACTTTACGTTTTTTTGATTTAGGTGTACTGCCGTGTATAAACATATATTCTCCTTACAACATGTATTATACACGGAGTTTTACAGTTTGTCAACTAGAGTGTTGCATAAAAACAACACTCAATATCGTTGTTTTTTATTGGCTGGTGTCCAATCCATTTCATAAGTGTCTTGTAATTCATTTTGTCTAGAGAAACTTTTTTGCTTCTCTCTCTTTTTTTGTTTTCCGTATTGATTTCTTTCAAATGCAAAATCATCTTCATAATTTTTGTTCTTACGGAACTTCTCTACAAACTTCGACACTTACAAACTCCTTTTTATGGTAATAGATTCGGGAAAGCTTCTTTAACAAATTTATAATCTAGACCACGAACGCCAAAATCTTTATTGAAAATGCCAATAACAACTTCAGCCTCTCTTGGTTCTAAATTCTGTAAAAATTCAACTAACAATTGCTCGCGCTTTTTGTCTGTCAATTTATCGGCAGTAGGATTGCCTTTTTGAAACATATACATTTTACGCAATTCTGTACTCAACTGTGCATAACTCATTCCTGCTGGAACAGATTTGATAACATAAGAACTTGGCACTTCTGAGAAATACCATTGTGCTTGCGGATGAAAGCCTAGTTGCAAAACTTCAGTAAGTACTTTTGATAGATTCTTACCAATTACTTCCATTCTTTCTTTTTTATTTTTGGCCAATTCAAATTCGTCAAAAATCTCATATATATTTTTCATTAAAAATCCTCAATTACGTCCATTAAATTCTTCAATTTATATTGAATAAAATAGTTAAACATCTTTTGTTTAGATGCGGGTTTTGTTTCTTCATAGGTATTTATAATTTTATCTTTGATATCTCCAGGTATGCACATTAAGTCAATCAAGGTTTGATTACGAGAGAATCCAATACGTGCTGATTCATCTTCCCATTCACCATAGTTTACATTTAGAAACTTGTCTAACACAGCCTTAGTAATGGGTTTTTGTCTTTTGTCCAGAACAAAACAATCAGAAGGAGAAAAGATGTTTGGGATACCATCACCTTTGTCGCCACGAATAATCTTTTCTTTAAGTTCGATTGCTGGGTTTTCAGATTTAAGGTATTTCTTCAATACGGGATTATATTGTTTGATATTATTTCCCCAGCGTTGCAGCTGAAGAAAATCACCATCAGAAGATAAAATCAAAATCTTTTCGTGGGCGGAATGACGAGGTACAAGTGTGCCAATAATATCATCAGCTTCGGCGCCTTCAACATCAATAACTTTATATGGAAAATTTAACTTCAATTCCTCTTTGAACTTAGACAACATATCAAAAATTAGGTGCCAATCCAAAGCAGATTTTTCACGAGTTTTCTTTCGGCCTGCTTTATAATAAGGAAAGAATTCTTTACGCCAGTATTTTCGATTATCACAACACAGTACAACTTCACCATACTCATCACGGAATGTTTTGATGTGGTTACGTAGAATGTTGAGTACCATGTGGCGAATCAAATCTTCTTCCAGTTTTATGCCTTTTTGGTTTGAGATTTGTGCCATCAGGCCTGCAAGAAGAACTTGGTTCAAGTCAATAAGAATCATTATAAATCCAATGTTTTAAAAATTCATTCTAACATTGTTCTTTGAGATTGTCAAATATTTTTTTAACAAAGTCTGTTGATTTTGTTGTTTTTTTGCAAATGACGCCATAAAAATCCATTGGAATAATCATTGACATATATTCTAATGGAGAACCAAGTATTGCATCGACTTGATCTAAATTTTTAATTTTTTCTTCTTCTTCATCAATTTTGAATGTAATTATGTGATGAAATTTACCAACTTCTGATCCTTCAATATCTTCACCATATTCATCATACTTACCAACTTCTATATGAATCTGTTCTTCTTTTTGTGTTGGTGTAAAGATAAAAAAATCATAATCTTCTTTTTCAAACTGTTTCAGATAATCTAGCATTGTAATCCTTAATATGCGATTTGCTTACTTTTACCATAATCCAACCATTATAGTAATCGTCACTTTCCATTACACAATTTATAAATTGCTCTTTTGCTTCTAAGTAATTACATTCACCTTTTGTTTTGCACAAATGAATAATTTTCCTGTCAAACTTCTCAACTCCTAGTAATTCGATGTCTTTTTTCAATTCATCATTACTACCGTAATAAGTTTGCCAATCACTTGGAACTTTGTACTTTTTCTTTTTGCCTTTGATCTGTTTGGTCTTAGAGAACCAGAAAAGTTTCTTACCAATATATTTTCTGTTGTTCTCTAAGTTAGTTATTAGATAAACGAATCCATAACTATCACCAATCATTTCTTCTGTAAAGTCAATATCTTTATATTTCCAATTTAGTCCCATTCCAAACCATCTTCATCGAGTTCATTATCCTCTATATATTCTTCGGATAATTCATCGATGGGTTCACCACAGAATGGGCAAAACTCTGGCATTTCTTCTGATACTAATTCTTCAACATATGCAACTTCAAAAGTTGATTCACAATTTAAGCATTCTGCGGAAACGTTTTTATTTTTCATTTTTATTATTCCCTTTTATTGTTATTATTAATTAGCCCATACATCAGACCAATCACCAGACAAAGCACCTTTTGCATAATCAGTTGCACGATTTTCAAAGAAATTAGTATGCGTAGGAGCATTGATCATTTCTTCAACCCACGGCAACGGGTTCTTCTTAACTTTAAAGATGCCTTTTAAACTGAGTGAAATCAATCTACGGTCAGCAATGTATCGAATATATTTCTTTACATCTTCTTTTGTTAGATTTTCACCTTCGTTTACACCAAAAGCCAAATCAATAAACTTATCTTCTAGTTCAACCATCTTTTCTGCAATGGTGTAGATACGGGCTTTAAGTTCATCATTCCAAATTTCTGGATTTTCGTTTATATATGTTCTGAACAATTTGATCATATTCTCGGCATGTTGTGTTTCATCAACAATAGACCAGGTGATGATTTGACCCATACCTTTCATCTTGCCGTGACGAGGATAGTTCAACAACATAATGAAAGAACTAAACAATTGCATACCTTCGGTGAATGCAGAGAATACTGCAATGTGTGCTGCTGTATTTTCTTTCGTGGTGTTCTGTGCAGAGATATCCATGACATAATCATGTTTCTCTTTCATCTCTGCATATTCAAGAAATTCATTGTATGTTGTGTCTGGCAATCCAAGTGTTTCAATCAAGTGGGAGTAAGCAGCAACGTGTAGTGCTTCACGAGCAGCAAAACCCAACAACATCATTCTTACTTCAGGTTGTGGAAAGTATGGCAGATAGTTTTTAACATAACCTCCTGCAACATCAATATCACCTTGAGTAAAGAATCTAAAGATGTGAGTTAGGAATTGTTTCTCACCTTCAGTTAATTTCTTTTTCCAATCTTTAACATCTTCAGCCATTGGAACTTCTGTGTGAAGCCAATGTGACTGTTCGTGTTTCAACCAAGCATCATAAGCCCAAGCATAATTAAACGGTTTGAAATAACTTCTTTCTGAAGTTACATCCTGTTTAGTTTTTTTAATCATGCTGCCCAATCCTTTAATTGTTGTACGGTCATAACACCGGATGATCTTTTTACTTCAATGTTTTCATCTAACATAACCAAAGTAGGTACAGAACGAATTCCATATTCTACAGCAACCTCACTGTATGCATCAATATCAATAACTTCAATTGGTATGTCCAAATCGGCAGACATTAAATTCATAGCCAAACCTTTGCATGGTTGACACCATGAGGCAGTAAACCTTAAAATCTTTTTCATTTTTATTCCTTTATTCGTAATCTTGTTTTAAATCTGGATCAATTAATTGTCCTTGCATTAGATACAAAGGACTCTTTCGATAAATTATAACATCGTGGAACGGATCAGTCAATATCTTAATGCACCAAACAATAGCGGTTTTAACTTTATCTTTAATTGCTAATTGCACCATTCTAAATGCAACAGCAGCAACACCTAACCACAACCAGCCCATACCAACACGATTAAAAAATGTTTCTGTGTCTTGTGCTGGTACTAATAAGTTCATAGTTTCAGCATCGAAAAATGCTAACAGAGGAACAGCTAACCAACAAGCAATCAACACACGTTTACGTTTTAGATTATAACCAACTTTGATCTCTTCTTTGTAATCTTGTGTAGCTTGATTGTATGTATCATATTCTTTTGGTTCAAAAAAGAAGTGGCCTGCTTGTCTTGTTGTCATCGATACAAGCCATGCAATGTATGCACTTATAACTGGATCAACAAACAAATACACATATGCAATTAAGAATGATGATGCACTAATCAAATGTAAGAATTGATTGATGCGACTGTGGTGATAATAACGATGGTCATCCCATCTTTGTACTTTTAGTGTTTCTAAAATTTCTCTAATCATTTTTATCCTTAAATTTTAATTGTATTAGTTTTTCATTAATTTATTAACAAAATCCAATAACAACTCGTGGTGTCTTCCTTCGTGCCAGTATTTCTTTATTGTTTTGTTATCATACCACCATTCTAAAGAATCTAGACATGCACCCATTACACCAATCTTACCCTGAACAACACACATTGGTTCTTTATTGAAATAGGTGCTTACTATTTCTGAGTGACTCAAATCACCAACAAAGGTACATCCGTCACGAAAGAATATTCTTTCTTCTTCACCTTCCCAGACGCATTGAGCTGCAATATTAAAACTTCTTGTGATATCAGCGGTTGGTCTTTTAATGTATTGAACAGGTTCAGCACCTTTTAATATATCAAAATAACTTGGACCAGCCCAATAAGCACCAACACATATGCCAAGATATGCTCCACCATTCTCAACAAAATCGGCTACTGCATTTGCATTCTTTCTAGGAAACATATGAAAGTAATCATCTGCATCACCAACACCACCAGGAAATACCAACATATCAACATCTTTGAATGTTTGTGCTGTGCATTCTTCTTTTTTAAAGATTTTGATGTTGAAGTGTGGAGATAGTGCTTGAATTATACCATCACCACATGATATCGCATCTTTGTTTCTGTCATCTTGAAATAATGCTATAGTTTTCATTTAATTATTTTTTCTTTCTTAAAATCATTCCAACATATGTTCCAAAAAATGCACCAGCTGCAGCAGGTAATAGTAACCAATAGTTGGTAGTATAATTTATAACTGCGATACAAGCAACCACAAATACAATTGCTGCCCACACACTAGCCTTAACTATTTGTTCTTCTTGTACTGCTTTCAAATAGTAAGTATAAAATATATCAGTAAAGAAAACAGCAAAAAACGTAACAATATAGTCTATCACGATTAACCTTCACATGCAATACAATCATTGCCCTGTGCAATTTGTGTCATATCTAGTTCTTTAATAACCTGACGTTCAATCTTCTTAGACACTTTATCCGCTTTACCAATCTTTTCAGAACGGCAGTAGTAAAGAGTTTTCAAACCTTTTTTCCATGCCATAAAATGAATAGCGTGAATGTATTTAATGTGTGCATCAGGACGGAAAAACAGATTCAATGATTGTGCTTGATCGATATACAATTGTCTATCAGCAGCAAGATCGATAACCCAACGTTGGTCAATTTCCATCGATGTTTTAAATACTGCTTTAGTGTTCTCATCCATCCATGTCAAATGTTGAACAGAACCATCATTTGCGATAATGCTAGACCAAATATCAGCATATTCACTTTCACCTTTTGGTGTCAATGGAGAACCATTGGGTGAAAGGTAATCCATAATTACTTTATCCAACCACTTATTCTTATTCAAAAAAGATCCAGATAAAGTATCTTGGCGATAAGCATTAGCCCGATAAGGTTCCACAGATGGAGAAGTATTACCCAAAATGATGGAAGAAGAAGCATTGGGAGCAATAGCCATAAGATGACTAAAACGGAAGCCAGTACCTTTCGCATCAGGCGCTTCACCTCTTTCTTTTCCAAGTTGAATGTTTGCATCATCTAACCCATTTCTAATATGTTTAAAAATCTTATTGTTAGCAACTTTTGCCATTACACCTTCGAATGCAATTCCGTTCTTTTGTAAATATGCATGAAAACCGAGGGCACCAATACCAATAGAGCGTTCCAAAGAAGCAGAATATCGTGCTCGTGAAATGCTATCAGGAGCATTATCAATGAAGTACTGTAGAACGTTATCAAGCATCTCAGCAACGTCCCGAAGAAACATTGGTTCATTTTTCCAATCATCATAAGTCTCCAAATTCAAACTAGACAAACAACATACAGCAGTACGATCTTTATCGGTTGGTAATATAATTTCAGAACACAAATTTGATTGTTGTACTTTCAAACCTTTGTCTTTTAGGTGTTTAGGTAACATATTATTACTTGTATCAATAAAATGCAAATATGGTTCGCCAGTCTGCATTCTCAATTCGAGAATTTGTTGCCATAGATTTTTAGCAGATACAGTTTCACGAATTTCTTTACTGAAAGAATCAACTAGATTCCAAGAATCATCTGCATTTGGATCTAGCATACACTTCTCAATAATTTGCATAAAGTCATCAGTAATGTTAACACCATGATGCAAATTTAGGCAACGCATATTTTGGTCACCTGTTGGCTTACGCATTTCTAAGAAAGCAGTAATATCGGGATGGCTAATATCAAGATAAGCAGCATAAGAACCGCGGCGAGTGCGGCCTTGACGATACGCCAAAGAAGAAGCATCATAGATTTTAAGATGTGGCATAACACCAGTAGACTTATCGTCAGCAGACCTAATACCGAACCCAATACCAACGCCGCCGCCAAACATAGATAGCCAATTGGTTTCGGAGAGATTGTCAACAAGGCCTTGGGCTGTATCATCAATAAAATTGAGGAAACAAGAGATCGGCAACCCTTTCTTAGACCGTCCATAAGATAAGATCGGTGTCGAATAAGAAAGCCAGTGTTTTGAGGAATAGTCGTACAGTCGTTGAGCGTGGGCTTGATCTGTTCCAAATGCACTTGAGACAAATGCGAATCGTTGTTGTGGTGAGGTTTCTTCATCTTTCATGTAAGACTCTTTAAGTCTTTTAATTCCTAATTCATCAAAAAGTTTATCTCGCTCTAAATCTATTTTTATTCCCATATATTCCATATTATTCTTTCTTATTATACAAATAGTTCTAGTTGTGGTGGCGTCCATCCTTCAGGTTTCAAGACTTTACCATCCGCTCTTTTGGTTACTTTACCGGTCAACGGATTAATTTTTGCTTTGTTCGAACGTGCAACTTCTTCCCATGCACCAAAAACATCCCAATTTTTCATATAACAATAACCAAGAATAACCCAAATCATATCCATGCAAGCGTCCAATTCTTCAACCTCTGATGTTGCATCCATGAATTCAAAGAATTCTTCACGAATCAAATCGTGATATAAATCTATATTAACTAGATTACGTTCTTGGTCACAAGCTTCAATAAATTCTACTACATCACAATACATTTGTATACTCCATAATCATTGGGAAAATTGGTTCAATTGCTTTTGCACATGCAATAGCAATCTCTTGGTGTTCTTTCTGTGTTCCGTTTGCTGACCGGAGTTGTATATAGTGAACCCAAGAACGCAAGGTTCCGTTCATGTACATACGAGATTTTGTAATACCTTCTGGTAAAACCGCACGAGCTTGTTCTTTTGCAATTCCATTTTCAAGTGCCCAACTATACTGTTTTTTGATTTGTTCCAACAATACTTCTTGTCGGTCAATCCACTGACTTTTCAATACTTCATCAGTAATATCAATACTGTTCTGTCGATTCTTTGTATCTTGCAAACGTGCTTCCCGTGTTTCAAAACCAAGTTGTGATGCATCTGCATAACGTTGGCTAAACTCTTGGAAAGAGAATGAACGGTGACGTAGAATTTGTCGTGCAATATCTCTTGTTGTATTAATCTCCAAGCACACGGAGACCATTTCCAATGGTGACCAATGTTGGTTCTTAATCAAGTAACGTACCAATTTTTCAGAAGTCTCCGAGTTGTTTTGGTTCGCTGGGTTAGAAACACGGGCTGCATAAGCAACCTGGTCCAATAAGTTTTTACTATCAGCACCTTGGCTATAACTAATCAATTTTATGTTCATACTTTTTTCCAATTCACAAATTCCATTTTAGCACGGAGGTTAACATAAGTGTGTTTGTTCATTATATCATATAATTCTTCGTTGTCAAATCCTTCTAGAATCATATCATTAACATCTTTTTCCTTAATCATTTCTGGCCACACAACAACATTGAAATGATTATCGATTGCATGTTCCATCAATTTCATAATTTCTTTGTTTCGTGGTTCATTATCAAATACTAAAACAATCTTGGATTTATCTAGATATTCAACTGCCGATTCAAGTGCCGAACTGGCAACTGCAACCGAATTCTCAATAAACATAGAATCGATTGGACCTTCAAACACAAAGATTTTTTTTGTTTCATCAACACGATCAAGACCATAGATACGCGGAACATCATCAGCCAATTTAATTGTGATATAACGTATCTTTGATTCACCAAGTGCTCGGCCTTGAAAACCGGTTATGTTTCCTTCTTTATCATAGAAAGGAATAACAAGACGTTTGTCACCTTGCATAATATCTTTTTCAACACCAAAAGAATCAACAAATGCTTTGTAATCTTCTGCATAATATAATGATGAATAAAATGATTCAGGAATCTTACGACCAATTACATAATCTTTTGCAAAGTGACCATCTGGTAAAGAATCAATTGATGGTAAATCAACTTTCTTTTTGAAAACAGGTTTTACTTTTAATTCCGAGAATGTGGGTTCAGGTGAGTTTGTATTTGCAGAATTCTTATATCGTTCTAGTTGGTATTCTTCAACTAGAGATGGATCAACTTGCTTTAAGAAGTTAAAGAACGAGGTGGATGCACCACAGTTATGACACATATAGAAGTAGTCATTCTTTTTGCGGTAAACATAACCACGGCATTTTGTTTTATTTTTTTGCGAGTCTCCGCAAAGAGGACACCGAAAATTGTATAAGTCATCTTTCTTCTTAGAGAAAAGACGCAATTTTGGCGAAAGTTGGAGCAAGAATTTTCTATCAATGAAAATAGACATAACAAAAACCAATGAGTTATAAGTTGTGTAATTGTAACATAACTTTCACAACTTGTCAAGCGACAATTATAGGATAAACTTTAGGAATTTTTCTCCGTGGCCTGTAAGTATTCCTACACTTGCAACACCACCGGCAATTATCCAAGTCCACTTGTCTCTCATTTTTTCCAATGCTATAATTTTTTGAGTTATTTCTTGTGATGCAGTAGATGAAGATTTTTGCATTGTTTTTAGTTGATCTGTAATCTCATCTCTTGTTCTGTCAAGACAATCATGCATGTCTTTGACATTTTCTTTGAGATCATCCATCTTTTCATTAAGATTCTCAACTTTAACTTCAACTATACTAATTCTTTCTAATTCAGTTGCCATTTTATTTTGATACCTTTTTACTTGGTATTTTTGTACCGTCAACTTTTTTGTGTGTCTTAATGACTTTACAACGTTGAACTTTTTTATTATTTTCTACAAAATCATGGCAAACTTTTTTACTCTCTGCATGAGCGATAGACATAAAAGAAAGAGTAATCAATACTAATAGTGCTTTTTTCATTTTAGTTCCTCACAGAGCAGGCGGAGGTCCAAAACTTGGGCCCGCAGATTTAGTTAATGTTGAATTATTTATAGGATTTGGTGTTACTGGTCCATTACTTGCAGACGGAACACCGCCAGTGTATACTGGTGTTGAAGGTGTTGTCAAGGGAGCATTTGGTATAATTGGTGGTGGCGAATTACTTGCCGCACCGGCAACTTTCTCTTGTGTTCTACCCCATGCAGCAATACCAAGAACCGCACCCATTGCTAAATGAAACAAACCCGCACCCTGGAGTGTTAGTGGTTGCCATTGTGTAACTGGTTGATGTGTTAATACTTGTAATATACTCCAAAGAATAGGAAAAACACCCATGTCAAGTGTACATATAACCATGTACATCCAACCCATAGCTGGACGCCATTTCTTTTGCATCCAATCTTCATTGTTTGAAGGTGTTGTTTGTTCTGGCATTATCCACTAAACACATTTAAAAATTTAACATAATTTTCATGGCGTTCTTTTAGACCAAGATTACCACCATTAATAATTCTTGAGATGTGATCGATTGCACCACCATCAGCAAGTGCGTTTAAATTACTGGATTCCCAAAAGTAACATGCAGACTGTACTGCACCTTCAAATGTTGCCAAGTACGCAGGAACATCGTCTATGCTAATTCCAACAGAGTCTGCAAAGAATTGATAGTTTTCTTTTCCTGTCAATTGAATTAGGCCACGACCACAGAATTTCCAACCATCACCAGATGCTTCATCACCGTTACCCATACGACCAGCATATGCACGATTTGCAATTGCTTCTTGGTTGTGTGCATATTGTGCAGCGATGGCATCTGTTTCAAAGTGTGATGGCCAAGTTTTGCGTAATGACTCTGCTCTGTAATTTAAGTTCTCTTGAATTGCGGTAAAGTTAGCAGACTCATGGGCACATTCTGCCATAAATGCAGCAATACGTTGTGGTGTAGTAATCTCATAATCTGGTAAAAGTTTATTCAGTGCTTCTAACCATTGTTCTGCATATGGATTGTTACCAATTGCGGATTTTAATTGTTCTAATGTAATCATTTAACCCCCTCATATATTTTCTTTTGTGTGTTGTACCATTCAATCCATCCATCATTCTTTGTAGAACAAATATGATAGTTGGTATAATTGGTAACAATGACTTTAGATAAATCACTCAATTTATCATCATCGTTTACTTTTTTTAAAGTTGAACATTTTTCCAACAAAATTTCTGGTGCTTCTGGAAATTTAGATTTGACAGGAACTACTGTTGAGCAACCAGTTAACAACAATAAAACTAATGCATATTTAATCATTCTGTAGCCTTATTAATTGCTTCTATAAATTCTTTTGGTAATACACATGTGTTATCATACTTGACAACTTCCTTGTCTATGTAATGAATGATATCATCACCTTTTTGTGTAATTAATTCTTTTTGTTTAACAACTTTGTTAACTATCTTAACTGTCTCTGTCGCAGATTTAGCTTCTGCTAATGCAACTTTATTTTCTAGTTCTTTTGCTTTATCTTGCCAATCTTTGTTGTCTGCAATTCCGCCACACATATATGCAGATACTACTATTGCAATGACAGAAACTAATTGTGCAATTGATTTATACAATGGCAAAAAATAACTCGCAGCAAATACTGCTAGTCCACCAAAAAAAGCAATATAAAAAAACCAATCAGGTAACCATTGTAATATCCACATAATCAACCTTACATCTTAGGTGGTTTTCTGCTTGTGTAACCCATCACTGGACTATTTTTCTTTCTAGGAAGATGTACACCTGGTTCGCCAGACTTGCTTCCTGGAGGTTGTCCCATGCCATCAACTTGACCACCACCAGTTGTGTTTGGTAATCCTGCGGATACTGCACCAGCACCCATACCATCTTCTTTAATAGGCAATGAAACTACACGATGCGCTACTGCACCATAAGATGAGTCTTTTTTATCGGCTGCACGTTGAGCAGATTTTAAGTTAGTATATTTACCTACAATATCACCAGTTTTAATATGTACAACATGGTGTGTGATTGGACTTGCATCTTCTTTTACAAAATCTTTAAATGTTTTCATTAGCAGTTCCACTTTCTCAATGCTAGTGCTTTACGTGATGGTTCACCATTTGGTTTTTTCATTGGACCTGGCATGCCGCCCATTCTAGCACAGAATGATTTACGGCGATTTGCTGCCTTAGAACCTGGTTTTAGTTTTGATGGCTTTGTTGTTACTGCCATAGACAAATGTGAACCTGGATTCTCTCTGCGATAAGATGCGATACCTTTACGATTTAGACCACCCTTAGGGTCTTTACCTTCTTTGCGTCTCCATGCAGCAGTCTCAAACAACTCTTCATCTGAAACGTCATCTAGGTCTTCCCAAATCACTTCAGGATCAATATTGTTTACTTCTGCAATTTCCATGACTAATTCTTCTAAAACATCAAACATTACATCAGGGTTATGTTCTTCTTTAAGTTCACTACGCATATAGTTGGCAACAGTCATCACATAGTCTTCAGCCAATGTAATCTTTGATTCAACCCATTCAGGCAAATCAGTATTATCACCAATCAACTCAATCATTTCTTCTGCATTATGCATGATTGTTTTTAGTTGATTGACTGCCATATATGGGTCAGAATATTCTGGATCTTTTTCTTCGTTAGTGCTTTTCCAACCACCACCCATTGCTTTATACTTCTTAGAAGCCCAGCCGTTTGCATATGCAGAAGGATAAACAGCAAATTTAGATTTAGCTGCAGCCTTAGCACGAGCCCATTTTTCAGGACTTGTTGGCACATTCTTTTCTTCTAAACTTTGAACTTCAGTTCTGAATTGATTTAATGTTTTCATTTGTTCTGTTCTCTTTCTCTTTCAGCATTGCTTTTTCTCGAAGGATGATTTGGATTTTTATATGGTGTTTTTCTAAAACCTTCTGAATCATAATTACCTGATTTTTTCTTTGCTATAGCTGTAGCGGCCGCAATAGCTGCAGCTGCACTTTCTGTCTTGACATTTATTGGTGAACCATGGCGTTCTGGATTTGGATCTTCACGGCGTTTTCTTTGTGCAGCTTTTGCTCTGCCTTCTTGACCTATTGCATTTGCTTTTGCTCTAGGTAGACATTTTGGTTTACCTTCACCTGGTTCTCTAGCGCATTGACCTTTAACGTTACCTTTTGTGTCCATGCGAACCCAGTCTTGTTTAAACCATTTTCTTAAATCTTCATTAATCCAATCGTCTGGAGTTTTTCCATGTTTGGATTTAAAATCATCATGCAACTCTTTACCTGTCATGCCATGATTTTTAGAAATCTTCATCATTAACTTATTGATTGATTCATAGTCATGGTCATCTAAATGTTTGAGACCATTTTCCAATTCTTCTATATGATCTTCTTTTACACATGATCCTTTAGAGTATGCTTTTTTACCAGGTACTCTTCTGTAACCTGGCCAACATGCCTCTGTGAATTGTTTAAAAGTTTTCATATTTTTCTTAGTATTTCAGCAATCTTCATATCTACTGGAATAACATCTGTTATTATGTTTTTGCCCTTAATGCCCTTAACAACTTCAGGTAATATATTTAAATAAAGTAAAAATGTTTTTAGTGAATCGTAATCTTTTTCATCGATTCTAAAAAACAAAATTCTTGACGTAGCTTCTGGTCCAAACACGTTATTGAGCATTATGATATGATTAAGTATCAATCTCTCTTTAACGTTCTTGGTGATCTTATATCTACGAAACAATCTTTTTAAATATTTCGTTCTTTTAAGATCACCTTCGAACTCCGACATTAAACAACTAGGTGATGTATAACATTTAACTGCATACATCACAAAGTTATCTTCATTTAAATCATCAAACCCCATTATAAAAATAAACTATTAGGTATTAGCGAACGCTCTACCCCATGAGGTATTACCACCGGCAGTGTTTGAAGATGTTGGATTAGCTAAAGCAATTAATGTTTCTCTGATGTAACGAACTTCACCAGTTAACCCGTTAACCTTTTTTCTAACGTGAACCCAACCCATGCTTGGATTTCCACCAATTTTATTATTTGCAGCAGTTAGTCTTGTTGCTGTTACAAGAACCACATCTGAATTGTAAGTTGTTTCAACTGTTTTTCCTGCTGGATAAGAAATAGCAGTATCAAATGTGATAGTTGATGATGTTGGAATAATACCTGTTGTTGCTGCAGTGAAAGTTACCAAATTGCCTGAAATGGAACTGACTTTATTGTTAGAGTAGAACATACCAACAGAACCATTTGATGAAAGGTTTGCTGATGGATCAGATGTTGGTGAAGGTAAATAGTTTACATATTGACCAACAGCAACACCAATGTTTGCAACATTTGCGGTGTATGTAAATTTAATTGTTGTTGCACCTGCTGCAGTTGAATTAGCTGTAGTTAGTTGTGCCACTGTTCTTGTTTGACGAGTCGCAGGCCATTCTGGATGTCCAAATCCAAGACCTGCGCTATCAGTATTATTCCATGATTCGTATGCCATTTTTTTCTCCTTGGGTAGAAAGGTATTCTATCTATTTATTGTTCTTATTATTTCTGATTGACATTACTCATATTTTTATAATCTGGCACCTTGCCACGATTTTTCATCATTGGATCAATTTCGACAGTATCACGACCTTGACCGGTCAATGTTTTACCACCTTTAAGTATTAATCTAGCATCTGGTTTGTCATCACCAATGTTTTTCTCTCCATCAATTTTTGTTATTGATGGTTTCTTTCCATATGGTTGTGTAGATTTGTCATCTTTTTCCCAATCATACAAATTTTCTTGCATCTTTTTCTTTACAACACTTTTAACAATTTTACCAACAGTTCTTTTTGGTGGTGCCAATTCTTCACCTCCATTTGCTCCGTCCGCAGGTGATTGTGTTGCTGCTTGTGGGTCGCCAACACTTTCATCCACAAATCCATGACTATCATCACAGATACATGGATCACTTAAACATTGCTCACATATTTCATTTGATTCTTGAATATCATCTTCTTCAAAAATTCCATGGTCTCTTTTCCATTTGATGAATTTACCAGTTTTAGATTGAGCAACCTTTTGGTTTTTGCTAACATAATTTGGATTGTAACCCATAGCTTTATAAAACTGTTTTAAGATATCAGAACGTCTTGAAGTTATGTTTTCTTCAATGTTAGCTTTTGCCGACCAAGGATCATTTGGGTCTGACCCAAACCCACGTTTGAGATCAGACTTCTTAATGATTTCTTTGACCAAATCAGATTTATTTTTCATTTTTTATTCTGATGTTCCTAATTTGCCCATCATTGTTTCGTTTTTAATTTTTTTAAACGACTTCTGAGCTAATTTCTTTGCAATACTCATTGGTGATTTTTCATCTGTAACAAATGGAACAGAATTGTCACCTGGTGTTTTTGCTTCAGCTTTTAATGTTCCCATTTTTGCACTCTCATGGCCATTTGAAATTTTTATTTCTTTTGCTCGTGATTTTGGTAAAGCATTAATACTTTTACGACCAGCAAGAGTGTCAACTACCGGATCTTCTGAAATGTCACCAGAAGCACCAGAAGTGGACATTCCACCTAGTTCTTGAAGTTGAACACCTTCATGAAATCCATGTAAATCACCTTTGATGCCGTGTTTCTTTCTCAACTTTTCAGCTTCTTTTTCGTGATATTCTGCGTCTTTTGGACCTGCATATTCTGCATGAGCAACATAGTGGTCGGAATGATCTAACATATCATCTGCAACTTTATTTCCGTGATGTTTACGTACATGATTTTCAATTGCTGTTGCAGCATGTGAATTGTGGTGCATACTTCCAGAACCGAGTCCATAACCTTGGTCAGAATGATAAGAGTGTTCAGCATGTTTATGCCACAATTGAGATAATGGCATTTTGTCCATTTTACCTTCTTCTAACACATTGACTTCTTCTTTCAACCCAGCGGATGATTTGATTTGATTGACTGCCTTTTCATGACTCTGAAAATCGTCAGAATTTTCATAATCATCTTTACCATATTTGTGTCCATGATAGGCGGTATGAGTATCAGTTTTTTTGTCATGGACTACATAACCAATTTTTTTCTTTCCATGATAAACACCATGTTCCGACTCATCTTTATCATCATATTCTTTTTTAACGGTCACTCCGCCTGCGGCTTCTTGAACCTCTTCTTTCATTGCTTGTTTTGTAGCAGTAGCATACATTACATTCTTAGCACGATTGCCATATCTTTCTTTGAAACCAGCCATACCTTTTTTCATAGACTTGACAATCTTCTCACGCTTGGCCATTTCATCGTCAGACATATGACGTTCTTCATCAAACTTAGTTTCTTTTGAACCTTTGTGTAGATTTTTTTCGTGCTTGTGTACTTCTTTAGCAGCTTCTTTGTCAGCAATTTTCTTTGCTTGTGCTTTTGTTGTATACATGCTATCGTCGTCTTTTTCTTCTTCAATAGCTTCCGAATTCATCAATTTTCTTTTAGCACTATCACGAGCGGTTGTTACTAAATCAGATTTATTAAAAAGTCTATCCGATTTTTCATTTCCTGGTCCTTTTCCTGCTGCTTGGTATCCTTTTTTTTCAAAATCAGCATCTCTACCAATACTCTTAATTCTATAAGAAGTTAAAGTCTTTTTACTTAATTCATCCAATTCTTCGATTTCTTCTTTCAGTCTACCATCTGCTTGTGCTGATCTCAACATAGCTGCACGGTCAGCATAACTGCCACGTTTTACGTCTTTGGCCGCTGCCTTCTCACCTGGAGTAGGATTTTTAACATGTTTTAAAGGATCAAACTTATTTTTTTCTTCAATAGCTTCTGCTGTACTCTTTGCAGTTACAGGATACTTTTTACCTTGAAATTCAAAATGTGTTTGATTTGCTTTCTTAGCAGCATGGGCAGCCATATGGAAACCAGTTTCTAGTTCCATTTTCTTTCCTGGCTCTAAAAGCATTTCTTTTTTTTCTTCTTGCATAATGATGCTATTAACTGCATCGATCATGTCTTGTGAAATTACATTTTTAGTAAACATTATTTTGCTCCTGTTTTTTTCTTATTTTTGATTGTTATACCCGATTGAATATACTTATCTGATGGCGTTTCCATAGGTTCTTTGTTTGCTGCACCACTTAAAGTTCCACTTACGCCAGTTTCATATCCCGTTTCACCAGATTGAAGTGACTCTTTAAAACCTTTTAATTTTTTCTTCTCACCCAAAGGATTAGGACTTACACCTCTAGGTTTAGGTCCACTTGCTGTTTGAGCGTTACTAAATTCTTGACCTATAGAATCTTCACTATAAGTTTGATTGCCCAGTCCTGCACCACCTGTTAGGCCTTGACCTGATGTACGAGTATCAAACGTACCACCAACAGCATCAATTCTGCCTAGTTTAGGTTCACGCAAAGATGTATTACCACGTTTTAAAACTTTTTCTTTATCGTTATCCATGTTGAACTTAGCTTCTGCATAAGTTCTAAATGTATATGTTCCATTTGACTTTACATCGCCGTCACGAACATCATCTTGTTGACCCATTTTTCTCTGTGCTTGCATAACAGGACTATTGTTATCTTTTAACAATCCTTTGTCTTTCAAGTTTGCTTTTTGAATTCCTTTTGCGCCTTTATTTGATTCGTATATATTTATGAATCTATTAGTATTTGTATTGGAATAAATTACACCGCCTAAAAATTCATTTGTTTTTAAGTAAGTTTCTGTAATATTTTCTTCTTCCAACTCTAAAGAAAGGTTATTTTCAAATAGAACAAATTCATCAAATATTTGATTGAAGTATGGAGCATTTGATTGTGATTTTTGCCACTTAGTGTAACGAGTGGATTCTTCAATCATTTTGGTTAGATGTTCATTTCTGTCCTTACTGACCTTATTTGAGGTGTCAACAAAGATCATCATTGTCTTATATCCAAGTTCTTCCAATTCTTCTTTAATATGTGCAATTTTTTCCAAATCATCAGCAGGTCCATTGATGATTAATGGACTACGTGCGCGGATAGATTCATAACGAGGGTTCATAGACTTCATTGCAAGCTTATGTTTGTCATTTAGAATATCAATAACTTGTGAGAAGTTGTGTTCTGTAATATTTTGACCAGCAATACATTCACGAATGACAACATCTTTGCCTGAACCTGGACCACCAGTCACAAAGATAGCCTTATTGCGACCATATGTGTAACTTTCATGCAATCCCATTCCTTTACGAACATCACGCATTAATTCTCTTGCATGGTGTTCCGGAACATGAGATGGAACACCTTTTCTGAAGGATGACAAATCATTATTCTTGGCATGTTCACGCATCTTGGTACCAGACATACCTTCAGTTCCTTCTGCATCAGGATCACGATGACCAGCAGAGTGAACAGTTATCTTTTTGAAGTTGTACAATGCACCAGGATGAGTTCCATTATATTGGTGTAACTTATCGTGCATCTCTTTGACACGATCAGAACCAACAACCAAATGTAGATGTGTTACACCTTTTTTGTTTAATGCAGCTGCATGTTGCAGAAATGTTGGTTTCTCTTTAGAAGAAGCTTCAAAATGTGTATCTGGTGAATACCTCTTCAAGTGCTTTAATTTTTGTTCAGCTGACAAAGGATTCTTTTTTGCATCTTGTGAATGTGAAACAACTACAGTATGGTCTGCACCATGTTTCTTTGCAATTTCTTTTACTTTCTCAATGACTTTCAAATGGCCTGTGGTTGGAGGATTCATTCGACCAAAAGTCATAACATGGTGAACATCACCAGATTCTTCTTCTTTTAAAACTTCTAGAAACGATTTCATTTTCTTACTTTTAGCCTATTTTGTTTTGCAAACTCTGCTCTATTTACTAGCTTTGTTGGCTCAGTATGGCCAGATTCTGGAGTGTGATTTACAACAAAACCTTCAGGCTTAGATTTTTTACCATTGATGTGGTGTTCATAATGACCTTCATGTGTTTCTAAATGCTTAACTAGGATGTTTTTAGCCTGAGCCAAATGATGGTGCATTGTCAATAGATTTTGATAATGTTCTTTGTTTTTCTCGATATGGTCTATGTGAGCTTGGCCTTCAGCAGTTTTAGCTGCTTTTGCTTTTTCTGTTTTGACTTTATCTGCCATTTTGGCATGTTGGTTTGCAATATGCTTTTTCAAACCTTCTACACTAGGAACTTCACCAGTATCAACAGTTTTGTTTATGTATGTTGTTAGGTGAGTACTTTCACCACGATGCTTTTCGGTTGCAGGATACATCTTTGCGCCATGTGTGTCATGTATTGCTTTAGCTGCTTGCATGTGTTTATGGAACTCATCTTGTGCGGATTGTGGATAGCTAATTTTAGCTGTATCATGTTCTGCACCATGATGATGAACATCTGGATGATGTTTGAAATTTTCGTGATCAACTGCATGGTGTGCAGTCATATCACTAATGTCATTACCGTGATACTTTGTGTGTACTACAACGCCAACTTTAGACGCACCAATCTTTTTAGCTTCAGAACCTTTGGCTGTATAAGTGATTGTATTTGGTGTAAATGATACTTTTTTAGTCATGGTGTTGTAGGTCCTCAGAAGAGTGCATCATATCACCTTGATAAACACCAGTTTTTGGTGTAACCTTAGGTAAGTGTCTCAATGCAGCTTTAAGTTTTGCTGCAAGTCCTGGAGCATGACCATGGTTTCTGTCAATGTCTGCTTCAGTGTGATTAATCTTTGGTGTCTTGTTAAATGCAGACTTACTTGCAACAAAGAATTTACCAGTTTTTGGGTGATGACCAAATACAATAGAAGGAGAACCATCATATTTCATGGTCAAATTACTACTTTTTGCTTTAGCCTTCATGTGTTCGTGGGCCTGTGTTAAAGCACCAAATGCATGTTCGAATCCTTCGGCGCCGTGCATTAGTGGTCTATCTTCTGCGTGATGTATGTGTTTTAGCTTACCGGCATCTGGCGAAGCTTCTTCTTTTAGAAAAGATATAAAAGTTTTCATGTTAACCCTTTAGACTTGCAATACACTTTGATTGCCATTCAGTTATTTATATAACTTTTAAAATGTAGTATTTTCGTAATTCAACCAGTATCCGTTGTTCTCTCCCTTGCCTTTGAGTAAGTAAAAAGGTAGTGTATGTACTAGGCCTCTGCCTGAATTGTGATATTGTAGAACTTTTGGACCACGATCCAGTGAAAAAGCAAAGTGGGTTGTACCTGTGTCACCACCCACAAATATCTCAGCCGTCATAATGTGATAGATATTTTGCTTAAAATCTTGTGAGAATTGATACCCACCAAGGCCTATGCCAGATGGAACTTCTTTTGCACAGATAATCTTTTCGTAATCTTTGTATTCTTCCTTGTCATATTTGTTGAGAATATCTACAAGTAAAGGTTGTGGCCAGTTGCGATATGTATTGTATGGCGCATCAAATAAAGGGAAGATTGCAATCTTTTTCTCCATTGGTGCATTGTTAGGTATCTTTACCAAATCGCCAGAGATATCTCTAAAATCCCAAACATTAACTCTACTCCACGGCAAAGTTTCTGTGCCTTCTTCTTTAGAAAAATAATTTGTCATCTTCAACATTATTTCATAGAAGGTTTGACAATGCACATCAGAACTGATATTTCCTGGCTTTAAATGAAATTGAATACTTGGGTCGTTGTTTGTTTTTCTTATGTGTTCTAAAACATTGGCAACACCAATCAAGTCACCGTTACGCACAGTACCAAAAGTTCCTGGTTCAATATTAATAATCATAGTAGAGATTCCAAATCTTTTGCGTGTACCAGTTTAGCTTGACGATTGAGGTAGAAGTGTTTCTCAAATACTTTATTAATATCTTTACCATCATCCCAAGATACATTATCGCCGACACGGAACTCAGGTTTCCAATCTTCTGCCTTCCACACACAATATAACGGAACATTACAGAGGTCAGCTAACATACCAACGCCAGTAAAGTTTGTGATAAATGGTTTCTTTAGATTCTTAATGATATAAGCATTTTCTAACATTGGTCGATTGAAGTCAATAAACTCACAATCTTTTAGGTGTGATAGAATATGGGTTTCTCTACGGTCGTCAAAATCGCCTACTGCCCAACGGTCGCCAACATAATAGTTATCTTTAATCTCGATATCAAATTCTGGTGCCTTTACAATGAAATCATCATCAACTTGAAAATCAATTCCGTATCCGTCAATGATCCAATTCTCATAACGACAAGTTTCAATTGGTCGGTCAGGATTATTCTTATCTTCACGCATTGGCCAAGAACTCAAATGAATAAAGTCTGGACCTCTAACGCCTGCATTATTATCAAAATCAACACTAGTGAATAAATCTTGGTACATTAAGAAGTCTTTGATGCCATTAAATTTACGCATTGGAGCTCTAATGATTAAATCATACTTACCAAGTTTTTTACTAAGACCTGATAACACAGGCATAGCATTTAAAAAGTCGCCAAGGTTGGCTGTTCCATAAAGATATAATTTCATTTTACTGTACCATTATAATTGTTAAACAAAACAAACGAATCGTGACCTAGTTGATGGTCGGGAATAATATTAAGATTAAACATTTCTGGTTTTTTCAATGAGGCCATCAACCATAATGTTTGGTCATCATCAACTAAGTCGTTTGCTTGTAGTTCTTCCATACTTTCTACAATCAAACGATTCACTTCTGGCCAAAGGTTTCTATGTGCAACCTGTTTGGCACCCAAAATGTAAACTATGTTGTTATAGATTACTTGTTCAATTGGTTGTTCTTTTGGATAAGGTCTGTAACCAAATAACTGAAATTTATCTTCTCCAAAGTTATAAGTCCATTTTTTACTTGGTGGAATCTTATCTTGTGTTCTGCAATAACCAAAATCAATCATAGCCACATAATCATTAGTAACCAGGTTAGCGTCTAATGCCATTTTAACAAAAAAGGATTTCATATACATCAAATGAACATAATTTGGATTCCAATATTCTGGATTAATTCTCTGTGAAGGATTAATCTTCGCTTGAAATTCGGGATTTTTTTGAATATTGTAAATCTTTTCTTTTTCATCATGGAATTGTGCAAGATAGTCGAAAGGAATAATTTTTGTCTTTTCTTCTTTACCTTTACGCAAAGCTGCAATTCGGTCAACAAAATCAGGATGAGTATAGACAACTATTTCATTATCCAATTGCGCCATATAACTAAAGCGTTCAAAGTAAGTGTCTACGGTGCGATGTAGGTAGTGAGGGAAACCTTTATCTGGTGTCCATTCACCACGACCCATATCAAAGAAGAAGGTTACGATAGTGACTTCATTATTCATGTTTTTTAAGCAATTCAAGTGAGTGAGGAGGAGGGTTCATTACTGTAATTTCTTCTTGCCTCTGTTTCTCCAGAGTGAATATTCTATTACGTAATTCGGATGAACTAAAATTGTGTTGCCGTTTATGATAGTGCAACTCAATGTTATTTTGCATACAGTATTGTTTGCCAGTAAAGTCCCGATTGAGGTATTCTTCACTTAGAAAACGGATATGCATTGTTTGTGACTGAATTAGATTCAACAAGTCAGATTCAGTATCATAAAGTAAAATCTCATCAACATACTTGCAACCTTGTAACTGAATATATCGTTCATAGATTGTTTGTGCTG